TTTTTTGTTCCAATCTTTATAAAAGAGGATGCGGAGTAAAGCTTGATGATCTCCTACCAGTTGCATGTAATACTCAACATTGTTTTCAAACTATTGCAACAGAAACAATAACTTCGACATATTTAGAATGTGAAGATATACAAACAACAACTGCATATTTATCAGTTACTCCGTTTGAATATCCAACAGAATTTAATTATTTAGACCCATTATCTGTCGCATATTCAGGAACAAGTGGACAGGATTTTTTCCTGTACTTCGATCCAAAAAATCCATGGGATGCAATAAATGTATGCGAAGCCAACTGTGTTACAATAAATCCGGTAAGTTCTCAATATTTTCAAATTTCAGCAAATATAAATTTGTCTTCACATGTATTTGATTTCATAGGATCGGAGATACTTTCTACAGTATTGTCAACTATTTCAAGTGACATTTCAAGCTATTCTTTTGATTCTGTGCCGATTTCTGGTTTAGGTAATTTATTATCCGCTATTCCAATTGAATACTATGATTTATCAGCATTTTATTCTGGTGATATTATGTTCGGTCCTCCTATGTCTGCATGTATTGATATAGGAAGAGGACGTGGATTTGTATATCCTAATTGTGATACTGCTAGTGTATTAGCATGTAATCCGCTGACCGCCCAATACGGTGTATCCCCATTAGAGAATTATATATTAACATCAGTACTATTAACCGCATTTACCACAACCGCAATAGCGATATTATCATCATATTTTGATATATGCGAAACCGATGTATCCTATTCTTGTATTAGCTCATATATATTCAGTGCGTGTGATTTAGGCACAGAGGATGATCTATCTATAACTACAGAAGATGGTAATATTTTAACTATAAATTGTTCATCATCTTCTGTCAGCGGATATTACTTCGAATTATTTAAACCGATTCTTTCTAGTTATAACTTAGTCTATGATCTATCGGCATTGGATATATCAGATGCAACGCATTTAAGGCTGTATGGTGTGCCGTCCTGCACAACAGATGGTTCGATACCACTCGACTCAAACAACGGCATTCTAGGCACCTTTACGCTATGTAATACGGCATTCTCTACAAATGGTCCAATGACATTAGAGAAGATTCAGTTTTTCAAAGATAATAAACCACCTATCGAAGTTCTTTATGAACAAAATTGTGCATGGACTAATAACGGATTTACTTTCTCGTATCATAATTCATCTTATACAGAGTGTGTTCGTGCAACGCCTAGTAAGGTTAAAGTAGATGTAACATTTAGTAATTGTTCAACTATAACCGAAGTTGGTGTAGTCAGCACCGTTACTGATTCTGGTTTAGACGAAGTTCTTAATAGACGGCGTAAGGTTCTTGGTGTATTCGCAGCAGATAATGCGGGTCAAGGCGGATATTTCGGTGGTGGTGGAGATTTATTATTTAATTTCGATTATGCATTAATGGCAAATACCTTTGGTTACGATTTGATGGGAAATCGGAACATGCTCGGAAAACAAGGATATGATTTATTAACATATCACATGGCACGGGATTTTGTGGATCATTCTAAGAAGATGCTCCGATATGTGTCATATCAGTTTAACCCAAGAACACAATATCTCAAGGTTACACCAGAACCAGCCGGAACAACATTTGCATTTGAATCTTCTTGTTGTGAAAATAATGTTATGCGGGCGGGCAGTCAGTGTTATGTTTTAGGGGTTTATATAGAACCATCAGTCGAAACATTGTTGAGTACATATTTCATTAAAGAATATGTGATGGCACTTGCTATGATCACACTTGGTCGAATTCGTTCGACATTTGGCGGCGTAACACTCTATGGCGGTGCAACATTGGATGGAACACAGCTTGCTGCAAAGGGAGAAGAAAAAGCTGAGAAATTATTAGTTGAGCTTAGGGATGAGTTCAGATATTCTAGTCCTAGTGGATTTCTAATAGGATAAATTAATATAATAAAACGTATAAATACTATTATGACAGAAAAATTTGATTTGTTTATTGAACAACTACTATCCAAATTTGACGAATTACCGAATGATATGCCGTATGGATTCTGGATAAGTCCTCTCGGAAAAATGTATTCTGTTAGTTATATGCAACATAATAGGGTTGCAGTTAATATTATTACAAAATTTGAATCATATTTAAATAATCTATATGAAAGTGATGATAATATTATTAAAAATAGGGGCGATTTCTTAATCAGTAAAGGGTATTTACGATTGAATACCGATAAATACGGTTGTTATATAGATTGTACATATTATCCTGATTCGTCGAATGTTACTAAGCGAAAAACCCCCACCAGAATAGCAGAACAAACGGCTAAAGATATAGCTACTTTTTATAATATTCCTGTCAAATACATATAAATACTACTATGACGGAAAAATTTGATGATTTTATAAAAAAACTATTACAAGAATCGGGGAGAAAACCCCGCTGTACTGGCCCTACATTGCCACAATTATCAGATAATCCTAGATATGTCTTTAGTAGATGTGCTCCTAATCCATATACTTCGGGATATAAACGAATTTATTATATACGTCGCGGAGAGAAACTAACTCTTGCAAAATGTAAGAATGATCCTAGATACGGTACTTCTAAATACGAAGAATGTCGTATTGCTCGTAGAGCATATGCGAATAGAATGAAACGTAGAAAACGTGGATAATTTTATTCTGTGTCTATAACTGTTCCGTGATAACCTAAAATAGACCCATCTACGGATTTATGCGGATATATAGTACATTTCACTGTTCTCATATTGCTGGTTATCTGATGTTTGATTACAAATTCCGATTCAAATGGAATATTATACTGGATGCTCGACTTCCAGAGATTCCATACTTTATCTCGAAAATCTTCTTCGACACTTACTATCCAAGAGTTAGCAGAAAGACTTTCTATATCCAATCCTGTCATATTTATAAATGCTTTATTAGCCCATACTAGATTTCCCGATTTATCAAATTCTAACATCCCTGTTGTAACAAGAGTTGATGCAATAAGTTTTGTTCTCAACTCTGCTAGACGAGTATTATCATCGATTCGAAGAATTCGATCCATGATGGATTTGCCGCTGTTTTTGGAGAACTCTCTACTTAATGATTGTATGACAGGAAGTATCTCAGTATTGATGACATCAACTGTTTCCGCCATTCTATTAACTTTAGTTAAGTGATCGCGAACAGGATCGGATATGAGGCGTTTAAATACTCTTTTTACGAATAACTTCCATATCGCCACGACAAACCCGAAAACTGTAGCGGATGCAACAATAAATTCCAATACATCTTTTAAATTAGTAAAATCCATATCAATATTTATAAAATTATAATTGTTCCCAGTTGTGTTTATTATAAAAACAATTCGTTTAATAAATCTTAAACTCTAGTTCATATATATATGGTATACTGCTAGATGGTCCAGTAACTAAATAAATTCTATAATATCTATATGCAGTAGTATTTGATGATATTTCTGTAATGGTTTGAGTTGTAAATCCTCCTAATAAAAATGTAGACCCAATATCAAACCAACTTAAATTGTCTATGCTTCCTTGTAATTTCCATGTTCCGTGAGTTGCTGAAGTTTGTTGATACCATTTCATTTCATCTATAATTCTATTGGTGCCGAAATCGAAGGATAACCACCAACCATCATACATATAACCAACTGCATATGAGTTGAAATATGATGCACCGAAATCTATTAAACCATCGATCATCACGGGCGTATTAACCATCCCTGGAATACCAGAAAAGAACGGGGCTTGGTCTATTGTTATAATGCCCGTACGGTCCCCCGATCCACCAGAATTAGAATAGGAGGTTGTTATTCCAGGAACAGTGTATTGCCGAAAGGCTTTGCGTCTATTTTGTAAGATTACCATGCGGATGAAAGTGGATTCGTTAATAGATATTGTAGTTTTACACCAAGAAGGGATGCGTCCGCTGCGACGGTATCTCCGCCCGCACCGGGATTTCTATATACCCGAAATAATATAATACCATCATCTGATGTTGATCCTGATGGAACTACATAAGACGATGCACTACTTAATTGGAAATAAGTGTCTCCCGAGGTTGAATCGGTAACTTCTTGTGCGGTTCCCCAAGCACCATCGACAGCATTAGTATCATTTAATGATCTGCATTGTATCCCCCAAACAACTCCACCCGTTGTGCTGACAGTACTCCAAGAAAATTTGGCTTTTATGCTTTGTTTATTGCAATTATTTGGTAATGATATATTAAACTGAGTATATTCAAGTGATCCTGCATCGAAATTGAAACAATCAGAATATATATCATATCCGCCTCCTGTTATAGGCACTGTCACGGATTGTGCTCCTGATAATGTAGGCGATAACATTGCCCCTGCGCCTATCCATACTTCCTCTACCGTAGGCGGAAGTATGGCCCACGATGCCGAAGAAGAATAGACAGTATTATGCGTGTCGTTCCATTGCGTAGAGTTTCCCCCAGTTGCACTAATAACACCGACTACTGTTAATTTTGTATTAGGGGTAGTTGTTCCAATTCCTATATCACCAGCAGTGGTTATTGCCATCTGGGTAACTCCACCTGTTATAAGTTCCATAGGACGTGCCAATCCGCCCGCAGAACCGAATGATGTACCGAATCGGAACGTGTTCGCAGTTGTTTTCCAATCTAAAATAGCTGATTCGTAGTTTGTTGTAGAAGTATATGTGTTTGCAACTCTTAAACGTGTTGCACTCGTTGCACCCGCTTGTAACATAATATCACATGCGGAAATACGTTTAAATGATGTTTCCATAGGTACAATACTATATGAGGCGGTATGCCCTGTCCAACCAAGATCGACATTTGATGATATTTTCACCGCATTAGCCTGTAATCCCATTATATATGTGTCACTTGCCAATAATACTAAACCATTGTTATCATGTCCTATACGAGCCTGATAACCCGCCCCGCCCCCCGTGAATAATACATGGTTACATACATTTACATATTGTCCAAACCATAGTACTGCTCCACCCATATATGTATTACTACTGTATCCTCCGAAGAATCTCGGAGGATTTCCAAAGTTCGTTGTTGCCGTTGCAACAACATTGACTTTAATCGCATCAAAAGCAACTGATGCATTATTCCATTCTTGATGTAGTGTGATGACAGGGGAATATGCTGAAACTGGTCCCGATGATAATGTTATACATCCCGCACCGGTCCCAAGTGTCGTTCCTACAGAGCTTCCCCGAATTCCGCCAAATTCCGTAGAGTTTAGACGGTATTGTATCTCTGTCGAATTCCCTGATGGTGTGGACGTTGCGAGATAGGATGCACTATTAGATAATAAATTTGTATATGACGATTGCCAGTTTCCAGATATATCTTTAATATCGGTTCCTTGATAATTCCATGTAACAGAAGAATTCGAATTTACAGTGTTATATGCCTCTGACCAATTCGAAGACGCACTGTTTAATAATGTCATATCAGGGGACGATAGATATGCTGCACTATTTGATATTAAATTCGTATATGCTAAATTATGATTTGCAGAATATGTATTGGCCCATGTTGTGAAAATTGGATCGCTTTCGGTAATTGGTTCGGAACCAGATAATATCCATAATGCACTGTAATTTTGTACAGTATTAGATATAACGAGGTTGTTTGCACTGTTGGTGTTAACGTGGTTGTATGTGGCATTCCAGTTAGATGATAAACTGTTTACCGTATTATAATCGGATTTGAAGCGGGTAACGTCGGCAGATTGTAAGTTTTCAATTACAATATTGTTATCGTTTAGAAAATTAATTGTGCTGGCCCCGACATATAGAGTTCCTGTTGATAATGAGGGTGCGCTCAGACCTCCAAGCATCGTATCACCACTCAGATTGACATATCGAATATCGCCGTTTTGTATGGTCAAATAATACCCACTATTAGAACTGTAGGCATTATATGTTGCATTATGATTAGCACTGTATGTGTTAGCCCATGTTGTAAAGATTGGATCAGTCTCAGCAGAAGCAAACCCTGATAATTCTTCTGCAACAATAGCACTTACTCCTGAAACAAAATCGGTAATATCATCTGTCGTGTGAGTATGGGATACGGTTCGTACTGTTAGTTTTTGGCAATTGGACACAATTATATTTATACAATATAATTGTAAATAATTATATGAAATACATTACCATACTTCTTGATTTGTTTAAAGGACTTGGTGTTCTGATTGACTTTTTTATTGCAAAGAAAAATAAAAGTGCCAGAATCAAGGAAGTTGCCCAGATCGAAGAACTTAAAAAAGAAACAATCGCAATTATCGAAAAGAAAGAGTTAAAATCAGATGATATCAATAAACTAAACGAAGGATTGAAATTTTAATTATTCAAAATCAGATAGTTTAAATACCTTCGATTTCTGTGGTATACATGTTGTATAATCAGAGGAAAGAAACCAATACCACTTTTCAGGTTTTTCGGGAGTAACCGCATTTCCATAGCCATCCGTGATTATCCACACAGCATGTGGATATTTTATTCCATCACTTTTAATTATCTGTTGAATTTTATTTTCAATAATGTTAAAGACCGTTCCACCGCCCCCATAAACTCGGTTCGATTTAATATCTAATTCCTCAACCCTTGTGTCAAAACAGAACAATCTTATATTAAACTTTTTAGGATTCAAACTACGGGCAGCAGAGAAAAACCTATTTTTTAAGCTATAACATGACCCCGACGTGTCTAAGAAAAAGAAAACATCTAATTTATCTTTTACCAGATATTCGTCCATAACCTTGTGCTCGGTGGGAAGATGAATATTATTTGAAATTATGTGTGAATAACGCGGATTTACTCTTTCCCATCTCTCCGAAGATTCGACAGTATCCTTTCGATGTAATGATTCCCATTTCTTTATAACAGTTTCCCATTTCGATTTAACCTTTCGAACAGCATCGACGGTGCTCCAACTACCATCGCCTGAACCGGCTGGCAGATCGTCCTTCATCGATTGTGGAATTTTATTTAAAAAATCAGAACAAATATTTCCAAGTACTCCAGAATCTATAAGATGTTTTTGAATTTTCTGTGCATCATCAGGGGTTAGAATAGTATGTTTATCTATAGAGAAATATCCACCAGTGTCAATATTATCATCTTTCAATCGATTAAAGTAATATTCTGTACTCTCATCGCGTAAAACATCAGAACGGTTTTTGAAAATAGTGTCCATCCAACAACCATTATCATCTAATCGTTGCAACAATTCACTACGATTGAAATCAAAAGAATTGACCAATGTCTCGTTTATAACAACATCGGCAGCAGTATTCATTTTGGAAAAATGTTCTGTATTGTAATATTCACGAAACCGAACACCATGTTGAAGTATTATATGCAGCATTTCGTGACATATCAGGAATAATCTAGTATGTTCATTTAGACTATTCCAGAAGCTTCGATTAATTAATAGGTTTAATGCATTTCCATCGGAATCAAATGTGATTGCGGCAGTGTCTAAATCGGGGAAATCATCGACTATCGGATTACCTATATCCCAAAAACTTCTAAAGAAATAATGATGTTTTTGGAGTTTTTGCGCAATATCAAGTTTTTCTAGAATATCCATTTTAAATTATTTGTTTGAGTGTGTTATCCGAAGAAAATACACTTATCATTGCTCTAATATCTTTTAACTTTTTCAAGAACTCTTCTGGAACAGGTGTTTGATTATTTTGGGAAGATTTACCTAAAAGAAATTCGGTAAAATCTTCAATACGATTAATTGATAATTTATCTTTATATTTAGATATATCTTGAATAAAGGTTTGTAGCTCCGATTTGGATAAAGTTTCTTTTGCCATCACACATGCAGTACCAAATATTGGTAGAAATTGTTTGGTTGATGAAATTGTTCCTTTTTGCATAGAACTCAAACAACTGATTACAAAGGTAATAACTTGGCGCTTGTTTTTAATAACATGAATACATTTTCCCAAAATATCAATTAATTTTCGGCGTTCCTGTGTATTCATATTTATGTTGGTAGTGGTGCTATATGTGTTTATATTGATGAAGCTGGATATCGGATAAACATTACTGAAATTATCCACACCAGACCCATATCCAGATAATATATCGATTGTAGGGAACGGTGCTGCATTACCGATGAAACTGGAAATTGATTCTTCTTTTGGTGGAATATACTTCTGTTCTTTTAAGACCTTTATAAGCTTTATCATCTCCATGTTGGGGTTGGACGATGCGATTTCAAGCACTTGATCTATATAGTATTTCTCGTTCTTACATACTTGATAGATTGTATAGTTTGAAAAGTTCTCATTTGTTTTGATTTCATCTGCAACAAACTCCTTTTTAGCATGTTTCCAATATTTCCAATATCTAGGTTCTTTCAACTTACTCTTATATTTTAGGAAATTCTTATCATTTTTGATAAAATCAATCATGTCGTCATCGTTTGGATTTTCAAACATTCTCTTGATCATTTCCTCTGTTTCATCAGAAGATAGTTTTTTAATTAAGTCAACTGGATTGGCTGAAACAGGTAGAAGAAACTTAACATCCAATCCTTTTCTAAATGATTGACCTATGTAATCCAGTCGGCGTGGACTTAGAATCTTCTTTGATTCCTTTGATTGCTCTTTCCACCAATCTACTAGTACTTTTCCATGATATTCGCCGAACTGACTTTTAAAATATTTTAAATCTGGTTCGTTTGGAAGTTCTACTATGATATGAAATCGATCCAATTGGGCAGGATCAAGTTCATCCACATCATAATCCAAAGAATCAGCCTCATTTTCGTCTTTTGGCGGATTGACTGCTCCCCATACTATCTTCAAATTCGGAAATTTTCTTCCATTTATAGACTTAAATTGCTGTAATTCAAGTAATGCATTGCGAACAACCTTGTTTGTTCTGTTCCACTCGTCGCAGAATATGGCCTGCACATCATTATCAAGATTCTCTGGAAGAATAAATTCCATTTTCTCTGTCCCGTCTTCTTGCACTTTAGCCTTTGGAATGCCTAATAAATGAATCCACGGGTCTAGGGTGGCACCGGAAAAATAGGCATATTTAAGATTATTACGATCAAATGCATTTAAGATTTGCGCAGATTTACCAACACCTTTCTCACCAATAAGAAGAACATTGACATCTGCACTAATCCACTGGTCTAAGAGTGAATCATTTAACTTACATTTATGGAATTTTAACATACTCCATACTATAGAGGGTTAATTACAGATCGTCAACAGTTATCTCTCCAAGTTCCATCAATTCCCGTATTCTTTCGATAATAGTATCCCTATCTAAGATTGGTTCATCTTCTATTTGAATTATCTGTATAGTTTCGTCAAAAACAGCAGTATTTAAATCTTCTGTAGATATAAGGCCATTTAAATAAGGAAATTGTAATACACACCAATTATAATGTTCAGGGTCGGTTATAGGATATGGATTTTCGACACGGTTACATCTATTAGCATCTTCCGTAAGTCTACCCCATCCACATTTATTAACCGCAATAATATCAACAAATCCTAATCCTGATGGTGCTGGTATAGAAAAGGTTAGTTCGTTTGGTGTTTTATTAAATTCGTCCACCATAAGCCCGTTAAATGCAACATTTCCCGTTGATAAAGGATCGTACTCGGTTAAATTATACATTCCGTTGGATGCGGACACATATAAACTTTCTACCGATTCGAAATTATATCCTTGAAGTGTTATACTCGAACTGGTACCAGATTTGATAAAATATGGCGCAACATATCGAAGTATAGGTCTTCCTGATAATGTATATGAATCGGTTTCGGTTGCAGAAGTATGACTTAGTAATGAATCATAATTACAATAAAAATTATCTGTGAAAATGTAATCAGTATCTATCTTGCATATAGTTCCAACAGGAGATAATACTGATCTAAATAGCCATGTTTTTATTATAAAGTTTGCTTTTGCAGTAATTCTGTAGGATTTTGTGTTGTCTAACTCAGTTGGATATTCGACGGCAATATTATTATCCCACAACACCTCTGTTCTCATCTCTCTGCCGGTCTTAGGTTCTTTCCAAGAATATATAATATATGGATCACTATGAACAGCAAAGTTTTGTAAAATTTGGTCTAAATCTGTCTGATATTTGGCTAAGATATTCATTTCGATATTGATATTCCAGGGGATAGATTTTAGATTTACATGCGATCCATCTGACTTTTTATAAACCATATCGTCAAGTTTATTTTTAACACGCTCATTATCTCTTCCCATACCAGTAACGGTAACAGCAACTATCGGAAATTTGACGGTATCAGTTTGCCCCTGCAAATCTTGTAATATTCGTGTCTTTGGTCCATATATATAGTTTACTTTTATCGAATCTTTAATAGCACCCGAAACATCATCATACCGTTTAATAATAGTATCATCAAATGCAGATGCAAACATCTTCAAGTTAGTCGCTATTTCATTATGGAAGTTGTAATCATTCATTTACTACTATTTATAAATAGATGTGTGGCATACAATATTCCTACAGCTTTCAATCCGCAGAGAAGTTTTTCTTTCGACCCTAGTAATGAACGAAACAATTCAAGTGGAAATATATCACCAAATAATGTTGTTGATAATCCATATGTCCCTACCTGCGCAGATAATCAATCTGTAATGATTAGTAATCATCATCAACAAGTTCAGAGCTATGTCAACCAATTCGGTCAAACCATATCATATCAACCAGTAAAATATAATTTCAATACGCATAATTTCTTGTACGGCGAAGACCCTACCAGTGGTTATCATTATGCAAGGAAAATGAAGGCTATAGTCGATTTTAAAAGTTATACCACATTCTTGACTAAATTTGGAATAATGAGCGATGCCGAATTAATCATCTATATACCCATTGCAGCATTTGAGAGTGTGTGGGGACCGTCGAAAGGCGTAGTGTTTCCACTTGCAGGTGATATATTTACCATCGACAATTCTTCATGTGATAGACCATTGGGCCAAACTCCGATGTGCTGGGAAGTTTTAGAAAAAGAGGATAAAATAAATCCAACTGATTTCATGGGTCGGCATTTCTATTGGAGATTGACATGTAAACGTTTAGACTATTCATACGAACCAGGAGTAACACCAGAACGATTCTTAGATGAATCTACAGGTGATTCTGGTGAATTCGGAAGACTTGCTGGAGGAGATAATCCAGAAGAACTCGGAACAGGGTCGGGCGATGCAGATAAATTTGCAAAAACCGAGTTCGAATCGCCTAATACAGGAGTATATGGAAATTATCTATAAATATATCTAAGTAAATATATGATAATTGAAAGAAAACTTATTGTTGAACAGCCTAATTACGATCTTGAGTTTGCATTTGAACAAACCAATCGCGATGAGTCTAAAAGACTGTACATCAAAGGCCAATATATAATGATGAACCGGGGAAATAAGAATCGTCGAATTTATGAAGAAGACGAGATGATTCCTGCGGTCAATACTTATATAAAAGAATATGTGTCCCAGAACAGAGGTGGCGGAGAATTGAACCACAGTTCCAATCCAGATGTGGATTTATCTAAATTAGCGGATAAGATAATATCTCTTGAACGAGATGCACATGATCCTGATTATTATATAGGAAAATCTATGATTTTATCTACACCGTCTGGTAAAATACTTGAAAGCTTGGTACATGATGGTGTAAAGTTTGGTAAAAGTTCTAAATGTTTAGGACAGATTTCAGAAAGTTCTGATGGATTTAATAGAGTAAAATCTCCCCTTATATTATTGGTCGATAATGTTTTTGACCCTAGCGTTAGTACAGCTTTTGTAAATGGCATACTTGAAAATAAATCGTACATCATTGCGGATGATGGACATATCGCAGAAGCATATGCCTCGCTTGAGAAGAAATTGTCTAAGTATCCATCACATCACAGAGATGATATTAAGAAACACATCCTAGAAAGTTTACAACAATTCCTTAAAAATATATAATATGCGAGATTTAGAAACTATATACGAAAATATGACAGCAGATTTTTATTCATCTGGGCAAGATTCGCTAGAATTGCAGAATACAAAAAGTATAGCCAGTCACATAACAACTGTAGAAAGTTTAATAGAGAATATTCAAGATAAAAGATTAAGAGGACAACTCCGATTCGAAATAAAGTTCGTAAAGGATTATCTAAACGATATAATCAATACAAAACATTCTAATGTATGACACCACAATTTGATAAAATAGTTTCTAAACTTACTAAGAAGTATGGTCCGAAAGAAGTCAAGATAGGATTAGAAGTCGAAAAAGAACATGACGATGTTACTCATGGAAATCCTATTATGCGGGCCAAAATAGCAAAGGCTCATCTAAAAGAAGAGCCTCACTATTATAAAAAGTTAAAGAAATTTGTTGAAAATTAAGTAAATTTTCTACGTTTATCAATCACCACAATAGGTGACATATCGTATTGTGCATTATGATTATTATAAAGCTTCCATTCATTTACTAGTCCGTTATATATATAATCATTTGGAACTGCACGTTGTTTATCATATGCATTCCATTCATGACCTAAATAATCTGCACAAAACTGTGCAATTGCACCGCTTCGGGAAATACCTGCTTTACAGTTAATTATTATGTTTTTATTCTTATGCTCTATAAGAAATGTGAATATTTCGTGTATATCTTTTTCAGTCGCAGGGTGTGCATGTTCGTACTCTTCGCCTATAATAGGCACCGGCTCAGTTACATCCCAAAATTTTAATTTTATATTTGGACACGAATCCAATGATACACTCGATATATGGTCAAACCCCGGTTCATGGATAGAAATCCATGCATATTCATTCGGGTCTGCCTCCGCCCAATTTCGGGCAATAACTCTAGGAATATTATATACTGTTTTCATTTATTAAACGATTCTACGGTTTGCATAAGTGTTGCCTTGGATATTACACCTACATGTCTCCATACTTCTTGATCGTCTTTATATAAAATAGTGGTAGGGACGGCATGAATTCCTAATTCATGTAAATCTTCTGGCTTCTCGTTATATGTGTTTTTTTCTTCATAAACTAAGGTATCAGATAATTCTGTAGAAATTTCTTTCAACACGGGGGATAGCATTTTACACGGTCCACAATAATCATGTCCATATTTTACTAATTTAAGTTTGTTCATATATCTATATTACAACACGTATCGAGGAAAATCAAATATTATCATAGCAACAGTAAATACATACATTATGACTAATGAAGCACAGGCCAAAATTCAAAAATTGATCTATAATGTGACTACCGAAAACCGTGCAGCGGCTGGTAGAGAATTAAAAGATATACTAGACACAAAGATTCGCGAGGCATTTCGTAGAGAATATGAGCAGATAACCCAATCTTTCAAGGAAAATAAATAATTTTATATAAATAACTAATATGATAAACGAATTAAAAACTATATTCGAAAAGGTAGATTCTGAGATTCTTTCTGAGGATGTGCTTACAAAGATTGCTTCTCTTGTGGAAGAAAAAGTCAACTCGAAACTCGACGAACGCGCCACTCTCGAAGTAGAGAATGCTCTTAAACTTCAATTAGAAAAATTTGAAAAAGCTAGCAAAATCGTTCTTGAAAGAATCGACAAAGATCACTTAGCCAAAGTTCAACAAGCTGTGAAATTTATTAATGAAGATCACACTGCTAAACTTGTCCAGCTAAAAGAGGGACATGATAAACTTCTTAAAGAGACTGCTGTTAAGCATCGCGATTTTGTTGTGGAAGGTGTTAATGAATTTATTGACATGTATATCGAGAAGAACCTTCCTCGCGAACAAATCGCCGAAGCTGCAAAAAATCAATATGCAATGAAGCAGATCGAAGAGGCTCGTAAGATTCTAGGGATTGATGAGAAATATATCAAGACCAATATTAAGGAAGCATTTGTCGATGGTAAGAAACAAGTTGACCAACTTATCAAAGAAAATACACAACTCAAGAAAGAGCGTATTATCGAAGAAAGTCAAAATGTTTTAGCCAAGAAGGTTTCAAATCTTCCAGCCAATGTTGCAAAATTCGTTAAAAGTCGCTTAGAAGGTAAATCACCAGAATTTATCAAAGAAAATTTCCAATATGTCATTGACATGTATAAACGCTCTCAGAAAAATGAGAAACGTTCTGCACTAATCAATGAAGGTAAAAATCTCAACGTTGATCGGACTAGGGTAGCCGATGAAATCTTAAAAGAAAACACTGATCATAACCAATCACATTCAAATGTCTCAAACGACCCAATGGATATGTATGTAGAAGGTATGAAATTCAGAAAATAAACAAAAACAATAAATAACTATTATGCAATCACTAGCTTCAAACTACGTAGACGCGGCTCCCTCAATGATCAACAAAGAGAGAGGTCGCTCACTTATCGGTAAATGGGGAAAAATCCTTAATTTCACCGACTCACAAACTAAGCCTATCGAAGGCTATCAAAAACGTCTGGCTACCGCGCTTATGTGCGAAAACCAGGAAACATGGCTCCGCCAAAACGGTCTTATGCCGCGCTCACTCTTGCAGGAAGCACCAGTAAATGGTTCTGCTCCTCTAGGTGGTCCTGCTAATACCCCATTTGTTGCGGGTGGAAATGACACTGTATGGGGCGGTACTGCTACTAATGGTGCATACGGCGCACAATACGGTCCTGGAACTGGTGGAAACCAAGATTTCTATGCTCCTGGTGATGCTCGTCTTCCTAAGACACTCATTCCGATGATTCGTCGTACATTCCCTGAGTTAATCACTCATGAAATCGTCGGTGTTCAACCTATGAGCGGTCCTGTCGGTCTTGCTTTCGCCCTCCGTTATTTCTATGACGAATCTCCTCTTGCATGTTCCCCTTGGAACGATAAGGGTTGTGCAGTCGGTAGCAAAACTTTCCCAACCGGTCATCTTGGTACCTCCAACGATGAAGCTGGTTTCCAAAAGCTCTTTACTGGTCACACTGGTATTTCTGCTGCTGGTCTTTCTGGTGCAGGTTCTACAACTTCCACAACTACTTCTGGTTCGGTCTTTGACTTTACTCCACAAGATTCTGGTGTTGCACAACTTCTAAGTCACTTTGAAGCATCAAGCAACATTCCTACGATGTCCCTAAGAATCGAGAAGCAAGCCGTTGAAGCTGGTACTCGTCGTCTCGGAACATCCTGGTCCATGGAACTTGAACAAGACCTTATGAATATGAACGGTATTGACATTGACTCAGAAATGACCAATGCAATGTCCTATGAAATTCAGGCCGAAATCGACCGTGAAATGGTTATCCGTATGATCCAAGTTTCTCTTAATAGTGGATTTGGTACTGGATACTCTATCTGGAAACCACAGCTTGCTGATGGTCGCTGGTTCGCAGAACGTGGTGTGGACTTCTATGCAAAGATTGTTGTAGAAGCAAACCGTATCGCTATCAAGAATCGTCGTGGTCCTGCTAATTTCATCATTGCAACTCCGAAGGTTTGTACAATTCTTCAATTGCTTCCTGAATTCCGCGCATTTGAAATTTCCTCAAATATCCAAGTTCACCCAAATGGTGTTGCTCGCGTAGGAACTCTTGCTGGTCAGTTCAATATCTATCGTGATACAAGAACAGAAGCTCAATATCTTGCAGGTGTTCGCGCCGAGCCGATTGAGTATGCTCTTCTAGGTTACAAAGGTTCTGAATTCTGGGACACTGGTATCGTCTATTGTCCTTACATCCCAGTTCTTGTTCAAAGAACTATCTCTCCTCATACATTCACACCAAATGTGGGTATGATGACAAGATACGGTGTTATTGATCATCTCTTCGGTTCCGGTAATTTCTACCACTTAATCATCGCTCGCGATCTTAACAATGGTCATCTTACTACTGCTGGTGCTGCTCAAACAGCTACTAACCCAAGCACTCTCAACTACACTTACCTAAGTTAATCCTTAGATAGGAAGAAAAACCCGCTAGGCAACTAGCGGGTTTTTTATTTAGGAAAACGGTTGAAATGATCATGTTTATGGTGTAAATTATGTAATGGCAAATAAGAAAATGTCTTTCGATTCATTTAGAGATAAAGCGAATGCAGTACACAACAACAAGTATAATTATGATAAAACTGAGTTCAAAACTCTTCGCGATTATATTATAATATCATGTCCAGAACATGGGGAATTTACTCAAAGGGCAAATGCTCATTTAGATAAACAGGGGTGTAGAAAGTGTCGAAATGTGGGGATTGGAAACAGACTCCGTTCCAACAAAGAAGAGTTTATAAAGCAAGTAAACATCTTACACGATAATAAATATGATTACAGCAAATTTCTCTATGTTACTGATAAAATATCTGGCATTATATACTGTCCTATTCATGATTTAGAATTCTCTCAGACACCAAGTAATCATAAAAAAACCAAAGAGGGATGTCCTAAATGTTCTAGAGAATTACATGCTAAATTAAAGAGAAATTCCTTAGAAAGGACTATAGAATTGTGCGAACATATACATGGGGAGGGAGCGTTTAATTACTCCAAAATACCAGAAAATGTTCATAGTCACGACAGAGTTACTATTACATGTAATACATGTGGCGGAACATTTGAACAGTTGATGTATTCGCATTCCAATATAGGCAACGGCTGTCCTATTTGTAAAGTTTCTAAAGATGAGATTCAATTAGGTCGATTTATAGAGGACGAATTAGGTATATCTATCAATAGAAGTGATCGAGCGATATTAGAAGGTAAAGAAATAGATATATTAATTCCTTCTCATAATATAGGTATTGAGATAAACGGAAATTACTGGCATTCTGATATAATCGCAAAACATGATAAACAGTATCATCTGGACAAGACTTTAGGAGCATATACCAAAGGAGTACAACTGTTGCAGTTTTTTGGAGATGAGTTGTTCTATAAGGAAGCGATATGTAAATCTATTGTACGTAATAAGTTGGGTCTTGCTAGTAGATTGTATGCAAGGAAGTGTCTAATTAAAGAGGTATCTGTAGATGATAAGAATGTATTTCTGGATAATAATCATATACAAGGGAAAGATCATTCTAAAATAAAGCTGGGATTATATTATAATGATGAATTGGTTTCTCTTATGACTTTCGGTTCTCCTAGATATAATAAAGAAGTTGAGTGGGAACTGATACGGTTTTGTTCTAAATTGAACACATGTATTGTGGGGGCGGCATCCAAACTATTTCAACACTTTATAAAAAATTATGATCCAAAATCTATAATATCATATGCAGACAGAAGAATAAGTGATGGTAACTTATATGACGTTTTAGGGTTTATACATACTCATGATGCCGCACCTAGATACTATTACATGCATCGCAAAAACTATTTAAAAAGATTTCACCGTTCCAATTTCACAAAGGACCGAATTAAAAAACTGTATCCAGAAGTAGATATAGTTAATAATGACGAATGGACTTTGATGCAATCCTTAAACTATGATCGAATATGGGACTGTGGAAATAAAGTATATGTATGGAGAAACAATTAAATTGTTTCTATATCAATAACCTCTTCATCCTTTCGCTCCTGTTCAATCATCTGCATCTTTTTGATGAACTCTAATGCTTCTTCGCGACTTCCTGACATTATTACATTTGTTTGATTCAATGTTGCACCTGCGGGTAATGCACCACGCTTATGTTCCAATTCGCCAATTTGGAAATCGACAAGTTTTTCTTTAACTTCAATTTCTTTATTCTTGGTATCTCGGAAATCTTTGTTTTTCTCTTTATCGGTTATTAATTTCAATTTCATTTTAACCGCTTCTGCTTGCGATTTACTGATACTTGCATACGTTTCGAAATATTCAACATCCCCTGTAGATTCGACTAGACGTTTATTTTCTTCCAATATATCACTATTAGATGCAATTAATTCATCTACCATAAGAAGTGCTTCTTCTAATACATCATCTTCGATATAGGGTTTAGGAGTTTTAGTAGTTTTCTTAGGCGGAGTTGGGATATTTGCAACTGATAATGCTTTTATTACATCATCTAGTGAATCTTGGTCGTTATTCATATAAATATTTAACATATGAACAGAAAACTTTCAATCTTAATAGTGTTCTTGATGATAGGATGTGCATCACCTAAACCACCACCTGTATCGGATTTTCCAGCCAAACCAGAACTTAAACAATATACGATTCCACCAGTTATTAGAAAGATAGATAATAATTTTGAAGTTACTGGAGAGTTAATACTGAATTCTACTCTTCTCACTGATTATTACAAAAGAATAGATTCTTGGAAACTAAATAATAACATACGATAATATATGATTAGTAGATTTGATAACTATTATAAATGGATAGTAGAAAGAACTGGCAACGAGAAACAGCGAATTGTATCAGAAGGACTTATAACATCATATCCTGTAGATGTTCTACTCGCTGATCTTAAAAAAAGATACGATAATATCGAATATGATAATAAGCGGGGAACATTTATAATTGATCAAATACCTTTAACACACCGAGCTAGTTTGGTTAAAAAACTTGAACTTTATGGATATTTCATCTCGGACGAAATGATAGATGATGTTGATTCTAGTTTATTCGCTGTCAGTGTTGAGCCTAAATTCCCTACAGAAATCCCCCACAATATGTTACATGACAAAATACAGTATTGTTACCATATTACCACTGATAAATATATTGATAAAATTAAAAAAATAGGGTTAGTTCCGAAGGAATCAGTCAGAGAGTTTTATAAACATAGTGGGAGTAGAATCTATTTTCTTATAAGCGACAACATAAAGAAAGATATTCCATTATTAAAAAATATGCTAATGGCGGATAATAATCGAAAATTTATACTGAAAAATGCTACTAAGTACTATTTGTTACGTGTAAATTTTCAATCATTGAACAAAGACATGGTATTTTATCGTGATCCTCGTTTAACCATTGATAAAGAGTTCAAAGGTTTGGGTATATTCACATTAGGAAATGTGCCACCAAACAAAATAGAATTTTTGGGACAAATATAATATTACAAAAGAATAGATTCTTGGAAACTAAATAATAACATACGATGAAAGATTTAGAAGATATATACTTGGAGAATTATTTAGCCCATAATTTTATGGGGGCTGACCGCAATCCTCCGATTCGCCCCAAGACTTCAATTAAACAACATATAGATAAAGTTCAAGGATTGTTTAATTCTTTAAAAATTGAAATCGGACAACTTAAAGATGCACTCGGCGAAAGAGAAGACGATGACAACGGATTTACCAGTACTTTAGAAACTATTGATGGTTCGATGGAAACTCCCTTTGCAATATTCGACTCTACATTCTTTCAGAATAAGAATAAATTTTAAATTATATGCCAGTATTCCCTCCACCTATCACACAGCCCGTTGCCCCGATAACCGATTATACGGAAGTGCCTTACATACTTAGACAGGCATTGTGGGAAGAACTCGATCATCTTAGAGATATTCTA